CAACCAGAATGGCCGGAACGGCAGAACTGGCGGACTTCGCAACACCGGAAATCCTTGCGCTTTCGGCAGCAGTGAGCAGCGTAGGTATTGCGGAGGAAGCCGGCGGCAGCGCAGCGGCCAAGCTGATAAAGAGCATGCAGGGTGCGGCAGAGGTAGGCATGGAAGCCTACGGGCTGTTCAGCACGGAATACGGAGGTGCGGTCGGATTCAGCCATTATATTGAAAACAGCGAGAATTTGCTTAGAATTGCCGAAAACCTTAATGTGACCACGGATTATGTACAAGGTATGGCAGATTCCTGGCTTGATCTTGAGAACTTTGCGGAAATCAGCGGGAAAACGGCAGATCAGCTGGCGGCGGACTGGGCAAACAATCCTGCGCAGAGTATGCTTGATTTCTTTGCTGGGTTGGGCGCGCTTGATGAAAGCGGCGCCGAGAGTGCAATTGCGGCCATGGAGCGCATGGGCATTACAGAGATCCGCCTGAGCAACATGGTGGCTGCGATGGCGGGCAAGAGTGAAATATTCAGAAGTGCGCTCGATATAGCGCTTGCAGCCTATGCAGAAAACATAGCCCTTGACCGGGAATACGACATCTTTGCCAACACCCAGGCTTCCCGCGACCAGATGATGAAAAACAAGGCCATGAACACGATGGCGGACTTTGGCGAGAACGTGCAGCAGGCCGTGCAGCCCATGCTGGATTACGCCAACAGCCTGTTGGACGTATTCAACGCCATGGATGAGGCGGATCAGGATAAGATCGTGAAGATCATGGGCGCGTTGATCATCAGCGGCCCTGCAGCAAAGGCTGTGGGCGCGGCGGCAACGGCCATCAAGACCATTGGAGATACAGTTGTCAAGCTCGGCGCGGCCGGTACTGGTGGCATTCTCGGAAGCGCAGCGCTTGCCTTTGCGATTTCGAAGCTGGCAGATGTCAATGGTAAGGTAGATGAGATCATAGAGCATGCCGCCGGGATCCGCTTCAGCTTTGATGAGGCGAGCGTAAATGAAGCGCTCGGCCAGATTGAACAGGTGCGCAGCGCGCTTGACCTGATCAATGGCAATGCGGCGACGGAAGAAGCGAGAAGCACCAGCGAAGCAGTAAAACTGGGCTGGGGTACGCAGGGCATGTACAACACCGCGCTGGCCTATGAATCTGCGGTTGCCAACAGCGGGATTGAGCAGATCAACACTTCTTATGCTGCGCAGATCAGGGCGTTGGAAGAGCAGATCATACGATCTCAAGATGAAACTATGAATGCTGCCTGGTTTGCAGAAATTGAGGCATTGGAACTGGCGAGGGATGCGGATATTACTGCATCCAGACAGGAATACACTGCGGCAATCAGTGATATTTTCAGCGGCATGATCGCCCAGTATCCGGAAGAAATGGAACGCCTGGAAAGAGCCGCGCAGCAGTACGACCTGCTGGGCACGCTCTGGCAGATGCAAAATTTTGATGACAGCGCATACGGCAGTTTTGAGCAGGCTGAGGCGGAATGGGCAAAACTGCAGAAGACGATGTTTGGTGCAGGCTGGGATCTGGGCTATCTTGCGGATAGCGGCTACGAAAGCAAAGAACAGATCATGAACGCCATCGCCGGCGGAATGCAGATGGAAACCCAATCTTGGATTGAAGAACTTGAAGAAAGCGCAACCAGAGATCTGACGGCGCTGGGGGATTCGCTGGCGCAAAATGATTTTCTGGGTACGCTGCTGCAGACTATGCTTTCTGACCAGGCAGTGATTGAAAATCTGGACTTTACGGCACTGGACGGTGCATTTTCGAATCTGTACAAGGTAATGGATTTCCTGAATGCTGCGCGGCAGGCGGAAGAGTTTGGCGACGTATCGGTATATGGAAAGTTCATGGTACAGGGACTTGCAAGCGGCGTGGAGGACAATGCTTACCTGATGGACGATTCCTTTTACACGCTGCGCGACAATACTATTACCGCTCTGCAGAATGCCTTTGACATGCACAGCCCGTCCCGCCTGATGGCCCTTTACGGTGTATATATCCCGGCGGGTATTGCGGACGGCGTCCGCATGGGCCAGACGATGCTGGATGCGGCCATAAACGCAGTATGCAACGGCGCGGTGGCGAGTGCAAGCATGATCCTGAACAGCGACAGCGGATACATGATCGGCGCAGCATTCGGTCAGGGCATGGCGCGGGGCATCCGCAGCCAATGCAGCCCCGTCGCAGCGGCGGCGCGGGCCGTGGCAAATGCAGCCGCTGCAGCTGCGCGGTCTGCACTGGATATCAACAGCCCTTCCGGCGTGACGGAAGAGATTGGCCGCTTCTTCGGAGAGGGCTTTGAGATCGGCATTCTGCGATCGGTAAAGAGCGCAGAGGGCGCAGCAGGAGAACTGGCAGGCGCGGCATGGGATGAAATGAAACTGAGCGACGAGGATGCGAAGCGCATACGCAGTCTGGCGGAGAGGGAAGTGGTCAATCACTTCACCACGGCGGAGCTGCACATCGACTTCACGGCCAATAATAACATCAATTCCGAAATGGATCTGGATGGCGTGGTGCGTTATCTGGAGGACCAGTTGACTGAACGCATGCAGATGGCGGCGGAGGGGGTCTATGAATAATGTATGAGCTCTACCTTGGCAGGATGCTGCTGCCAGTGACGCCGGAAAAGATCAGGCTGGCCATCAAAAACAGGAACCAGACCATCACCCTGATCGACGGAGGCGAGGTGAACATTGCAAAGGATGCAGGGCTGACGGAGATTTCCTTCAGCGCCCTGCTTCCACAGGTGAAATACCCTTTTGCCCGATATGAAGGCGGGAATTTTCAAAGCGCAGACGTATTCGTGGAATACCTGGAAGGACTGAAAACATCAAAAGCGCCGTTTCAGTTCATTATGAATCGAATGCTGCCCACGGGGAAACGACTCTTCGATACGAATATGAGCGTGACGCTGGAAGAATACAGCATTCAGGATGACGCCGGCGAGGGATTTGATCTGGTTGCCGATATCCGGCTGAAGCAATGGAGACCCTACGGCACAAAGATCATTGAAATCAATGCGGAGATTCCGACGGCCCCTGTGGTGATCGAAGAAGAGCGGCCCATCGTGGAAAAACCCAAATCCAGCAGTTCTTCCGGATCGAAGAAGAGCAGCGGCAAAGGAATCATTGCAACTTCTACCGGCACGAAGGAAGCGGCGGCAGTAGCGGAAAAGGTGGCGGAGGCGGCCGCCAAAGGTACGGTAAAAACCACGACCATACCCGGCATGAGCGCGCTGGTGGGCAGAACGCCGACGGAAACGGTGAAAACAAATGCAGGTAATCTGCTGACTTCCGTGGTGAATGCGGGGAAAAAGGTAGTAAACCTGATCCTGGGAAGGTGATTGCTTGAAGATCGAAATCCACATTCACAACGGTGCGCGGATGATTTCGCCGGCTGTGGAGCCGGGAATCGAATGGACGACAGAGCGCAAGGGTATACCTGGAAAACTGACGTTCAGCGCACTGCAGGACGAACTGGCGGAGATTGCGGAGGGAAATCCTGTGAGTCTGCAGGCGGATGGAAAGCCGGTATTCTGCGGGTACATCTTCAGGATCAGCCGCAGCCAGGATGGGCGGGCGAAGATTACGGCTTATGACCAGATGCGCTATCTGAAAAACAAGGACACATACAGCTTTGAACCTTCCACGGCCAGCGAACGTATATCCATGATTGCCAGGGATTACGGAATACGCACAGGTGATATTGCCGATACGGGATACAAGCTGCCGGAACACATCGAGGATAACAGCACGCTGATCGACATGATGCAGACGGCGCTGGACAGTACGCTGGCAAATACCCGGAAGATGTACATCCTGTATGACGATGCGGGGGAATTGACGCTGAAAAATGCCGCAGATATGCACATGGGTCTGCTGATCGATGCAGAAACGGTTCAGAGTTACGCTTACGATGCCAGCATTGATGAGGAGACCTACAACAGGGTTAAGCTGGCGCAGGCAGACAAAGACGGCGGTATTCGCAGGATGTATATCGCGGAGGATGAGGAAAACCAGAAGAAATGGGGTACGCTGCAGCTTTTTGAAATCATTGAAGACAATGAAAACGCCCAGAACAGGGCGGACATGCTGCTCAAACTCTATAATACGCCGATGAAGAGTCTACGCATGAACGGCGTGCTGGGAGACCTTCGGGTGCGGGCGGGTTGTTTCGTGATCGTACAGATGGAATTGGCAGATGAAAAGATTGATGGTTTCATGCTGGTTGAGAGCTGCCGTCATAAATTTGACGATGGACTGAACACGATGGACTTAACCCTGAAGGGAGGGAATTTCCATGCCTGACATGATCACTATCATGAAGCGGGCGGCCATGGAGGCAGTAGAGGCCCAGAAACCGGCAGCCTTGACGCTGGGTACGGTGGAAAGCGAAAACCCGCTGGAGATTCGGGTAGAACAGAAGTTCAGGCTGAGGGCATCGCAGCTCATTATCCCGCGAAGCCTGACAGAATATGACCTTGAAATCGGGATCCTATTATTAACCGACGCGGAAGGCGAGCCTGCGCATGCCCATAGAATTGCAGGTGAAAATGTGGTTCGGGTAAAGAATGCGCTGAAGGTTGGAGAAACGGTGATGTTGCTCAGAATGCAAGGCGGCCAGAAATACATGATACTGGACAGGGTGGTGGAAGGATGAATCTGTTGCCGACGGGCGCGCCGGTGGTCGGGGCGCAGTTTGAAACGAGGATTTACCCCAGCAAAACCTACGCCATGGATCTTGAGAACGGGCGGATTTCCGGGTATGCGGATGGCATTACAGCCATCCGGCAGGCGGTCTATAAGGCGTTGCGGACGGAGAGATTCCAACATGAGGCATATTCTGCGAATTACGGCGCGGAACTGATTGATAAACTGGGAACGCCTGCAGGGTATGCGGTATCGGAAATTAAACGCTGCATTGCGGAAGCGTTGACATGGGATAGCCGCATCGATGCGGTGGACGGATTTGAATTTGAAGTTCGCGGGAACCGGGTACATATACGCTTCACGGTGCACAGTATATACGGCGATACGCAGGAAGAAACCGAGGTGATGATCTGATGTTTGAAGGCATGAATTACAAGGCCATCATGCAGCGGATGTTAGACAGAATCCCTGAAGATATGGACAAGCGCGAAGGAAGCGTGATCTGGGACGCTCTTTCCCCAGCTGCATTGGAACTGGAGATTGCCTATATTTATATGGATTATGTGCTATTACAGGCATTTGCAGATACACAGGAGCGGGAATATCTGATCAGGCGCGCTGCGGAACGTGGAATTGCGCCTGATCCGGCCAGCAGGGCAATCCTGAAGGGTGAATTTACGCCGGTTGGAATCGACTTAAAGGGCAGGCGCTTTTCACTCGGAAAGCTGAATTACACGGCGCTGGAGCCTATAGAAGGCGAAACTGGCGCATGGCAGATGGAATGTGAAACTGCGGGCGCGGACGGCAATCGGGCATTTGGCGCACTGATCCCGATTGAATACATCGACGGACTGCGGACTGCAGAATTGACGGCACTGCTGATTCCTGGCGAAGATGAACAAAGCACGGAAAGCCTGCGTGAGGAATATTTCGCTTCTTATACCAGCATTGATTACGGCGGAAATATCGCAGGATACCTGAAGATGGCGCTGGATATTCCCGGTGTGGGCGCTGCACGGGTGACGCCGGCCTGGAAGGGCGGCGGCACAATTGAGATTACGATCCTGGACGCGAATTATAACGCTGCTACAGACACGCTGATTCAGGAGGTGCAGGGGATCATTGATCCGAAGCAGGACGGCAGGGGAGATGGCCTTGCATTCATCGATCACATTGTGACGGTGGATACGGCAACGGTGGAGACAGTGAACGCAGCTATGAACGTTGAGTTTGAAAGCGGATATAGCTGGGATACCATGCAGACGCAGGTGCGCGCAGCCATTGAGAATTATTTCACGGAGTTGCGGAAAGCATGGGCGGATGTGGAAGCCATTATTGTGCGCACGGCGCAGATTGAATCGCGCATCCTTGCGCTGGATGGCGTGGTGGATATTTCAGGGACAACGCTTAATGGCGCTGCGGGGAATCTGGCGCTTACAGCAAGAGCGATTCCGGAGCTGGGGACGGTGACGAACAATGGAGCGTAAAGCAAGGCTGCAGGAATATTTGCCGGATTTTATGGCGAAATTCCGGGAAATGAATGCGTTGCTGGAAACGGAGAATCCGGAATTTGACCTGATCCGCAAACATTCCGATGGAATGATAGAAGATTTTTTTATTGAAACTGCATCAGAGCCCGCAATTGCCCGCTATGAGAGGATTATGGGCGTGCGGCCTGCGGCTGGAGACAGCCTGAAAACGCGTCGTTTGCGCCTGCTGCTGGCTGCAGGGCGCGTGGAACGATTCACGATTGCCCGGCTGATCGAAACTGCGGCGCGTCTGGGAGAGGAACTTGAGGCGGAATTGCTGGATGGATTCAGGATTGCACTGGATTTCATTGCGGCGGATCCGGAAAACATTGAAATTCTGATTGAGGAATTTCGGGAGAGCCTGCCGGCACATCTGGAAATCCTGGTGCGCAATGTGACCAGCGTGGGCGGCATCAGCTATATGGGCGGTTCGATGGCGCAGAGCACGGTATATACTTTCACGGAGGTATGACAAATGGCATTTTCAAAATATGTGATCACCAACGCCGGTCGAAACCTGATGCTTGATTGCATGGAGAGCGGGGATTTTCAGATTGAAAAGCTGGTGCTGGGCAGCGGCAGATATGGAGGCATCCTGACAGAGATCGAGAATGTGGTGGAACCGGTGCTGGAGTTCAGCGGAGATACGCTGACAGTGAACAGGCGAGGGGAACAACTTGAGGTGCGCTGCAGGCTGACCAATGAACAGCTGGATCAGGGCTTCGAATGGCGCGAATACGGCCTGTATGCGACGGATGGTAACAAAACCGTACTGTTTTGTTACGACAACGCAGGAGAGAATCCGGTGCCTGTCTCATCTGCATCCAGTGGGGCTGCGCTGAGCAATACCATTAAAGTCATCATCGCAGTGGATGAAGCGGCGACTGTGAACGTTGAATTTCAGCCTGATGCTGAGATCATCGTTGACGATGTAGTTACTCCGGATGGTGTGAATCCTGTCACCGGCGCAGCTGTAGCGGCATATGCGGCGACCACGGCGCTGTATTCCCTGACAATCCCGGCAGAAGGGTGGAATGATGTCGCTCCCTACAGTGCAGTCGTGGAGGTTCCCGGTATTCTGGAAACAGACGTCCCATTTGCATATGTTGCAAACTCTGGAGATGAAGCGGAGATGGATGCCTGGGCCTGCGTCACGGGGATTGAAACCGGGGATGGCAGTATCACTGCATATGCAATGAACGAAAAACCTGCATCGGCAATTCAGATCCAATTAAGGGTGGTGAGATAAATGGAGCGCGTACATATCAGCTTTGATGGCAGAACGCCTGTGCTTGCGCCTGCGGTAATCGCCATCGGCCTGAAGGGCGATCATAATGTGATGGAGTTTCGGATTGAAACTCCGAAAATTGCTGAATCCCAGATCGGCATGCTGAACATTGTACTGCCGGACCAGACACCGAACGCAATCATTATTCCTTCGGATGGCGTTATTCCTGTTGACGGCAGCTTTACACGGCATGCGGGGAGCGTGCAGCTGTGGGTGGAGCTAATTAGTGAAGGGAATAAGATAATATGGCACAGCTACACATGGCGCATGTATGTATGCGATCTGCCCGATGTAGAAGAAATCCTTACACAGCAGGATCCCGATTTGCTGCAGCGCATGGCACAGGCAACCCTAGCGGCAGATGCGGCCGAAAGCCAGAGGGCAGAGGCATTTTCTAAGCTAAAACTGGTTACCAGACGTGTGGATGAGGGCGTGTTGGTGGAAGCAACCAGCATTGACGGTACTGTTACTTACGCCCTGTGGGAGGATGGAGATAATCCATCTGCCGGTATACCCGGAAAAGATGGGGAGGACGGCGGATATTATATTCCGCGAGTTGAGGGCGGTATACTGGTATGGACGCCAAGCAAAGGAGACATGCCCGCTGTATTACCTGCAGACGTTACAGGCCCTCCTGGAGATTCCGGATATACACCTGTGAAAGGTGTGGATTATTACACGGACGCGGAAAGGAAAGAGCTTGCACAGGAAGCTGCTGTGCTTGCGCAGGCAAACATTCCTCCTATCCATGCTGGTAGCTATTTCACTTCCTATTCCGATGCCGAGGCTGCTGCTGCGACTGCGCAGGAGTACGGCACAGAAGGAGCTGAATACTTTTACGGTCAGCGGCTGCTGGTTTTTGAAAACAACAAGGCGACCTGGTATACCATCCAGCCCGGCGGCAAGCTGACGCAGGAAGGGGGTGGTGCAGGTGGTGATGGAACCGGCGAAGATACTGCTGTAGAGTTCGGGTCAGGCGGCAGCGGAAGCACTGCTGCCGACAATGAAACCGCAGTAGAGTTTTAACCAAGGAAAGGATGATACATTATGGCCGATACCAAGGTCAAGCATGCTTTCGGTGCAAAGGAAAACATCGAAGCGGCCAAGCAGGCGGGCACGATCAATGAATATGATGTGCTTCACCTGGATAATGGCGAGATGGGCTGGATCGACAAAAACGGCAAGACCGTGATCAATACGCCCAGAACGCAGCAGGCCCATACCCTGAACGGCACCAGCATCGGCGCTCTGAAGGACGGTGCAACCGTTCCTGCGGGCGTTACGATCGACGAGTTCGTGCAGATGATCACCGAGCAGGCGATCCCTGCAAGCTACACCAAGCCCACCGTTGCCATCGCCAACAACGGCGGTCAGGCCAGCGGTAATGTGGAAGCCGGCACTTCCATTACGCCCAAGCTGAAGGCAACCTTCACGCAGAACGACGCCGGTGATCTGAGCGCAATTTCCATTCTCAAGGGCAGCACTTCCGTAGCAGATGGAACTACGTCTCCTCTGACTTACGCGGGCGAAGCCATCGTAATCGGCGATGAAACCATCAGCTTCAAGGCCAGCGCTACCTATGGCGACGCACCGGTGAAGAACAATAACCTGGGCGCTGAATCAAAAGAAAACTGGTTTGCCGGCGGTACCGTGGAATCCGGCGCTTACAGCATCACCGGCAAGCGCAACCTGTTCTACGGCTGCGGCGCAGGCGCTCTCCCGGAAGTGACTTCCGATCTGGTGCGCGGTCTTGCCAACAAGAAGCTGGCTCCCGCAGCCGGTACCGCAATCACCATCAATGTGGACATTGGCCAGCAGTACATTGTATTTGCTTATCCGGCAAACCTGCGGGATGTGAACAATGTAACCTACGTGGAAGCCAATGACCCCGGCATGGCGGGCAGCTTTACGAAGCATACCATCGATGTGGCCGATGCTCGCGGCGGTGAAAACGGCCTGATGAGCTACAAGGTTTACACCTACAAGATGGCTGTTGCTGCAACTGCTGCCATGACCTTCAAGGTTACGATTTAAGGGGAGGGAATGAGAAATGGCAATTGAAAGCAAGAATCTGCTCGTATGGCTGAAAGCCATGAGCCGAGGCCAGGCCCTGCCCCTCGACGCATCCGAAGTCTACGGTTCCGTAGCTGAAGCGCAGGCATACGCATCCACCAGCGCCATCGCCTATCCCGGTCAGACGATCAAGGCCCTGCACGAGGACGGCACTTACCATTCCTACGTGCTGCAGCCGTCTGATAGCGGCTATACCCTGACCGAAGTCGGCGCTGTATCCGCATCCGATCTCAAGCAGTATGTGCAGGTGGTTGAGGCCCTGCCCGAATCCGGCCAGACCGAAGGCGTGGTCTACATCGTGGACGATGGCGAAAACCCCGCAACCGGCCACATCTGGACCGGCAGCGCGTGGAAGCTGGTCTTTAAGGATGTGAGCGCCGATCTTTCCGCTCTCAACACCGCGCTGGACGGCAAGGCTCCCATTGCTGACCCGGTATTTACCGGCACCGTAAAGGTGGGCGATGATGAAGTAGCACTGAAATCCTACGTGGAAGGCCTGTTTGCGGGCCTCGTATCCGATGTGCCCAAGGTAGTGGACAGCGCCAATCCCATCGGCACTGCCTACCGCGCCGGTGAATCCTACCGTGTAGCGGAGTCTGGCACTTATGCTGGCCAGAAGTGCGAAGTGGGTGACCTGATCCTCGTAATCAAGGATTACGCCGAGGGCAGCGCTTCCGATGCGGACTTCATCGTGCTGCAGAGCAATATCGATGGTGCAGTGACTTCCGCTGCCGATACCGCAACTGTGGGCGAAATCGTAGTCTTTGACGCGGTGACCGGCAAAGTGATCAAGGGCGGCGGCGTCCAGATCGCAAGCCTCTCCGACGCCATCGCCAAGGCACATGAGCATGCCAACAAGGCGGCACTGGATACTTACGATAAGACCCAGGCCGAACTGCTGGATGCAGCCAAGGCCGAGGCACAGGCACAGGCGCAGGCCGCAGCAACCGGTAAGGCCGACCAGGCGACCACCCTTGCAGGCTACGGCATCACCGACGCTTACACCAAGGAAGAGACGAACGCGCTGCTCAAGCCCATCAATGAAAACCTGAACAGCAAGGCTTCTAGCGCCGAGGTTGATGAAAAGATCTCCACTGCCAAGGAAGAAATCCTTGAGGAAGCTGCCACTGCTGCAGGCGATGCGCTTGAAGTGCGTGTTGGTGCAATTCCCGCCGATACCACGATCAAGTCTTACATCGATACGGCAGTTGGTTCCGGCGGCACTGCATCTGCTGAGGCGATTGCAACTGCGAAGCAGGAAGCCATCGACACTTCCAAGACTTACACCGACGACCAGATTGCCGCGGCCCTGACTGTCACCGAGTTCTGATGCCGGATCAGGCCGCAGAAAGGGGCTGCAAATGGCAGATAAGATTTTTTCTGCAATTGCAACCGTAGGCAGCAGATTAAAAGATCTGTCCATCAAGGACGGTCAGCTGATCTTTGTGCAGGACAAGCACCTGATTGCCCTTGATTTCGGCGGCAAGCGCACGTTCTACAGCCAGATTCAGGAGGTGGTTACGGAGCAGGAACGCAAAGCCATCCTCGCTCCCGTAAACGGGCTTTACTATTTCGTTGTGGAGACTGCCGTGCTCTGGACCTACCGAGACGCTTGGGTGCAGATCACGACGCCGCCGGAAGAGATCGTTTGCATCGGGAAAAGCCTGCCTGAACTGGGCAGCGCAAACCGCCTGTATGTGGACAGCACCGCTTGCCAGATTGCCATATGGGATGAGGAAGCGGGGGCCTACGTTGTCGTTGCAGATAAGACCGAGGAACTGAGCGCGGACGAAATCGACGCTCTGTTCAAAAAAGACTAACCAAACCAATTTTACGACATATTTGAGAGGAGATAAAACACTATGGCAGCTGAAACCAAGAAGTATCTGGGTACGATCGGCACTGAAAAGCTCATTACCAATATCCGCGTGGAAATCGCTGAAGGCGTGACCGAAGCAAAGGGTTATGCTGACGGCCTTGGCGTGAAGTACGATCCTGCCGGCACTGCCGAAACCAAGGTAAATGCGCTGGCTGAAGGTCAGGTAAAGACCAACAAGGAAGCCATCGGTGCCATGGATGACCTGGAAACCACTTCCAAGGACACCCTGGTAAAGGCCATCAATGAAGTACGCAACGCCGTATCCGCAGGCGGCACCGCTGCAGCCATCACCCTCGATACTTCCGCCACCAGCGCAGGCGCAAGCAAGACCTACACCCTGAAGCAGGGCGATAATGTTGTCGGCGCAATCGACATTCCGAAGGATATGGTTGTCCAGTCCGGTGAAGTCGTGGTCGATCCTGCCGGTCAGGCTGCTGGCACTTACATCAAGCTGGTTCTGGCCAATGCCACCAATGACGAAATCTACGTCAACGTCGGCACCCTCGTAGATATCTACAAGGCCAAGGTTTCTGCAACCCAGGTACAGCTGGCCATCGATGCTTCCACCCGCGAGATCAGCGCTACTATCGTTGCCGGTTCCATCACCGATGTTGAACTGGCTGCAAACTGCGTCACCACTGCCAAGATCGCTGATGGCAACGTGACCAAGGCCAAGCTCTCCACCGAACTGCAGGCTTCCATCGACAAGGCTGACGCTGCCGCCGAAGATGCTCAGCTCAAGGCGGACGCCGCTCTGGAATCCGCAAAGGCTTACGCCGATCAGGCCGAAGCCGACGCTGTATCCGCCGCTGCAGCCGATGCAACTACCAAGGCCGGCACTGCCGAAAGCAACGCCAAGACCTACGCCGACGGTCTGAACACCGCAATGGACACCCGCGTGCAGGCGCTGGAGGATGTGTCTTACGTGGAGATCACCGCAGACGAAGTGGACGCAATGTTCAACGCCTAATTGACCTTATGGGGGCGGCGCGGGAAAGCCTGCGCTGCTCCCCGATACGGAGGAAAATAGCATGGAAGTAAAATATGCAGGCCAGCAGGCGCTGGAAGCTGTGATGAATAAGTGCAGGGAAGAATTTGCCGTCACGAACCTGCTCACAGCCACGATTCCCGCCTCCGGCTGGAGCGGCAGTGCTCCTTACAGCGTGGCCGTGGCGGTTCCCGGTATCCTGGAAACGGATGCGCCACTGGTCTATCCGGACCAGTCTGCAGCGAGTGAAGCAGTGCTGGCGGCATGGGCGTGCATCAGCGAAATTGATACTGCGGACGGCAGCATCACCGTATATGCGGCGGAGGCTATCCCTACCGCAGCAATACCGATCTTTTTGAAGGTGGTGAGATAATGGCAAAAGCAATTCTTTTGAACCATGGCACGGGCAAAGTGAGCGCGGATAAAGTGACCGCCGGTACCCTCGCCGGACAGGTCAAGGCCAATGCGGAGACTGCGGCGAACCTTTCTGTGGCACAGTTACGGAATGCTTCTGGCGGCACAACCGACCTGACAGCGGGCACAAGCGCCCTTACGACTGGCGAGGTGTATTATTGCTATGAGTAAAAACGCATACATCGGCGTGGACGGCATCGCCCGGAAGGTCAAGAAAATGTATATCGGCGTGGACGGCGTAGCCCGGAAAGTGAAGAAAGCCTATATCGGCGTGGACGGCGTGGCAAGGCTGTTTTATTCGGCAGATGCTTTTGCTTATACCGGCACATTTACCATATCGCAGATTACGAAGAGTGGAGTTCTGTATAACCTCTACACCCTTAAAGGAGCAGGTACGCTTACCCTTGCTGAGGACGCGCAGTATTGGATGTGCGGTGGGGGTGGTGGCGGAGTAAGTACGACCACATCTTCGTCCTACGGCGGCGGCGGTGCGGGTGGCGGATTTGTGAAAAGCGGAAACCTCAGTGCTGGCAGTTATGTTGTTGCGATCGGTTCAGGCGGTTCCGCAAGCGTTAATGGAGGTACTACGAGCATCGGTGCTTTAACAGCTGCTGGCGGAAATACTGGCGCTACCGGTTACTCTGTGAACAAAGGTGGTTCGGGCGGTTCTGGTGGTGGCGCGTGTGACAGAACCACTGTCGGCAGTGGTGCGGGAACAAGCACATACCCATTTTCCGATACAACTAATTTTAAGGCGCATAGTGCGGGTGGCGGCGCAGGCAGCGGCAGAAGAGACTCATATACTCATACTGGCGGCGCAGGCGGCAGCAATGGTAGCGCAGGCATTCAAGGCTCTACAACGGGATTAAATTATTCGGACGGTGGTGCGGGCGGTTCTTACGGCGGCGGCGCAGGCGGAAGAGTGGCTACAAATGTCAGCCCATTTGTTGTTAATAACGGTTCTTCGGCTACCTTTTACGGCAGCGGCGGCGGCGGTGGTGCTTTTCTGGAATCTCATACAACCTACACGGCTACTGGCGGCAAGGGCTACCAGGGCGTGGCCTACATCCTGATCCCGGCATAAAGGAGGGTTTATCATGATTGGTGCAGTTGTAATTGAAGATATGGTTGAAAATGTAATCGTGCTGGACGAAGCACAGATTCCCGAAATGGAAGCGGCGCTGAACTGCAGGATCATGGATGCGCGGCCCTACGGCCTGACCATTGGCGACCTGTACACCGATGCAGGCTGGACGCGGAACGCAGGCGGCGAGCAGATGATCCTGCCCCTGCTGGAACAGGAACAGTACGACAGCTATTCCATAGCCATGCAGAAGGTGGCTGAAGCTGAAGAGATGGCTGAAGCTGCATCCGTGGCATCGGCTGATGAAGCGCTGGCGATTCTCAGCGGGGAGGTGGAAGAATGACGGAAGCACAGAGAGCGCAGTTTTTTGCAATGCGCAAAGCCCTTGACGGCTTTGTGGCAAAGATTGTGGATTCGCCTGCGGAGATCAATGAAAACCCGGCGGCAATCCGCCTGTGGCATGAGGGCGCATATGCCATCGGCGATGTGCGCATGTACGAAGGCAATCCCTACAAATGCGTACAGGCCCACGACAGCACGGGCAACCCTGCATGGAACCCGACCGTTGCAAGCCTGTGGATGCAGTATCACGGCACTAGCGCGGCGACCGCAAGGCCGTGGATTGCGCCCGCCGGTGCGCATGACATGTACCTGAAGGGCGAATACATGATCTGGACGGACGGGCAGGTTTACTGCTGCCTGACCGATACGGTGTACAGCCCGGACGCGTACGGCGCGGCGTGGGAGAAGGTATAAAGCTATAACGGGAAGGAGAGATACGAATGGCAGTAAAGGTTGGCAATGCGTCGATTTCGGAGAATGGCACAATACGCGGCAATGCCGGCGACCAGACGGGCAAAGAAGTCTACATCCGCAATTGGTATAAGCGCAGTGAGGGCTGGATTACGCTGATCCCTACGGACCCGGCAATGCTGGAACCGACGGCCGTAGCAATGGAACGCGCATGCGCAAATGACGATATTGGTTACGACCAGACCGAAAACCGGACGCTATGGAACAATGTGCGTGACAAGGGCTATGACCCGGCCAAGACCACGAAAAAGGTTGAAACGGATTGTGCTGAACTGGCTGCGCTCTGCGCACAGTTTGCGCTTGCAAGCACCGGCAAGAGTGCGGTTGTAGCAGACAGTTATACCGCAAACCTCGCGGATAACCTCGTAAAGACCGGCTATTTCCGCAAGCTCACCGAGGACAAGTATACCAACCAGGACGACTACCTTCTGCGCGGCATGATTCAGGTTACCCGCAAGAAGGGCCATGCCTGGGTAGTGCTCTCCAACGGTGAAAAGGCAAGTCTGAACGAATTTTATGATGAAGATAACCTGGATATTCCCGAATCCAGGCCGGCCGAACCGGATGTGCCGGATTACATGACTTTTGAAATTGCCAGCGGTACCTGGAACGTAAGGAGCGGACCCGGTACAAAGTATAAGTCCGTCGGCAAGGTGCGCGGCGGTACGAAAATCGAAGGCGTGGACACGGATGGATGGATTCCGGTAATGTTTGAGGGCGAGGTGCGATGGATCGGACCGAGCACCGTAAAGAAATGAGGTGGGTCCGATGGAATTAAATTTGAAAATGATTGTCGCATTCATTGGTGAAGCAGGCGTGCTGCTGGGCGTGATTATCCCTGTGATTGTGAGCATCCGTAAGATTTCGACCGGTACGAAATGCCAGTTGAGAAGCGAGATGCTGCGCATCTACTATCACAATCAGGAATCCAAGAGAATTCGCCAGTATGAGTATGAAAACTTCACCATGCTCTACGATGCTTATAAGGCGCTGAAGGGCAATTCCTTTATCGACAAGATTAAGGAAGAGGTGCATGAATGGGAGATCGTAACATAAAGAAGCGCCATATCGATTATTCAAAGGTCATGTGCGGCATTCTGTCTGGTGTGATCGTAGGCGTATTGCTGTTCGGTTGTTATATGATCTACGATACGAAGGACACGAGCGCTCTGACTGAACTGATCATCGGCGCGTTTGCCGCACTGACGCTGATTGTTGGATTCTATCTATGGCGTGCAAAAGCCAAAGACAAGATCCAGATGTACCGGGACGACCCGGAGGCGTTCCGTGCTTCCGGGATCGGAGAAAACGAAGATGAAGAGGCAGGAGGATAGATTCATGAAGAAACTGATGGTTATGATGATTGCTGTGCTGACTATGGTTATGCTGTGCGTTCCGGCCTGCGCTGAAGAAATCGCGGGCGGTCTGCCTGCTGAATTTTTCACTTGGGACAAACTGGGCACTTATGCCGGCGCAGCCGTTCTGGTTGCCCTTATTACCCAGCTTACGAAGGAACTGCCCTACGTAAAGAAGATTCCTACGCAGGTATGGAGCTATATTCTGGCCGTGCTGGTGCTGCTTGCTTCCCAGTTGTTCACTGGAAGCCTTAGTTGGGCTTCTGCCGCGCTTTCGCTGGCGAATGGTGTACTTGTAAGCCTCGCCGCAAACGGCGGCTACAGCCTGATTACGAGGGTTAAGAACGAAGCGGAGGGACAGTAAAAGACTGGCGGCAATAAGGGTGAACGTAAGATACTTCCATTTCCGGAACGCGTTCGTCGGGAACTGGACAGTGACGAGATCGTTGATCTGATCCGCAGAACACCTGGAATCACACCGGAAGAACGGGAAATGGCGCGGCTGCGGCTGGTGGATAATCTGTACGATGCAGATATTGCCGCTGCGGAAGGGGTTCCGTACAGCCGCAGCAGCGTCAACCGACACCTCGCAAAGGTGATTCCGATCATTGAATTGAGATACGACAACGACAAAAAGAGAGCCGGGGCTTGAAACCCGACTTTCTTTTTGTCGTTTAAAATATTGAAATGGATTTGCACACGTTTGAACATCTGGTGCGCACACAAAATGGGAATTTCTGCGATGATATACATGAGCGGTGGCCACCCTCGAATTTAAAGCGAAAGGATGTTTATTATGGCAGAAATTTCCAGAGGCCAGGTAAACCTCAACTCTGTACTCGGCGCCATCGGTACCGCAGGTACCGTTTTGCCGGGTCTGTTTAGTAATCTGACTGGTAATGCAAACGGAAATACCAATGGCAACTGCAGCTGTAACAACAACTGTGGCTGCAATGGCGGATGCAGTGATAACCAGTATGTGACTCGCTACGATGCTCAGAAGGATGCGAGGATTGCTGAACTTGAGACTCAGGTGCAGCTGCGCGACGCAAACACCTTCACCATGGGCGAAATGGGCAAGCTCCGCGACTACGTTGACGGCAAGTTTGCCAAGGTAGACGCGGCATTGTGCCAGCAGGCAGTGCACAATGCAACCAACGATGCCATTGTGGGTTGTATCCAGGGTCAGGTCAACCAGCTGATGAGCATGACCAAGCTGGTGATCCCCAATGCGAGCGTATGTCCGGGTTGGGGGAATGTGACCATTACTCCTGCAACCTCTACGACTACGACCGGCTGAGGATTCAATGAGCGGCGGCCGGCGGCGGATTCTGCTGCCGGCCGCCGCGGCTTAAATCATCCACGAAGGAGGCAAATCGAATGGTACACTACAAGAAACTCATCTACGCCGCCAAACGCTACATAGAGAGCGAGATCGCGGGGAAATTTCCGGGAAGCATCAAGGGTGGTATTTTGTCATTTGCGGCTTTTGTGATCGGAGATCGCAGCGAAAAGCTCTTTATGCAGTACAAGGATAATCCGATGATTGCGGCGCTGGGCCTGATCGACGGCGAAAACGTGGATGATGAGCTGCTGATGCAATTCCTGCGCAGCAAGGTGCAGACGGGTACTATCACCCTGCCTGTGCCGATTGCGGGAAATATGGATTTCAATGCGCAAGACGTAGAGACTTTTGCACGGCTACTCAGAGAGTGAGGTGATGAATATGAACCACATGGAAATGATGCACGAGATTCGTAATGTAGCGAAAAATCTTGCTGGTAATGTGCGTGAGGCAAAAGAATATGCCGAAAAAGCGCATAGATATCGCAATGTTTGCAAAATGCAAGCGGACTGGTACAGGGATATGGCGAATGACCATCTGAAATTCAATATGATGGGTCGTCAGATCTTTGATAAGCATATGCGGGATTTTGCCGAGCTGCCTGAAGCTGCGCAGTACATCCATGGAATCCATGCGGCCTACAATGAATGGATACATGATATCGATGAGGATACGGCGGAAGTGCAGGCGATGCTGGCGATGTACAAATGATAAGCCGGGAGACCCCGGCTTATAAAAACCTCTTTGGTAAATTGTGGCTTGATATGAAATTCTTTGATATAGTAAGGGTTAGAAGTTTAACTATCGCTGCGTGAATCGGGTCGGGTCCACTTGCACTGGTAGTTATCATGGATATGTCGATATGGTCATCATAGATGGTGACATGGTCGACGATATCTTTGATAACTGCCTTTTGCTTTTCTTTGGTACAACTACGGAGATTATACAGGGCTCGGAAACGCTTGGTGAGTTCATCTTTATGAATTACGACGGATGCACGTTCTGCTGCTTCTATCTGGGATTTTACGGCGGAGATCTCGCGGTCGCGCCGCTGGATCTCGTCCAGAAGAGAAACGGGGGGATCGTCGGACTTTGCGGCTAACTTCAGGAGATTATCGCGCTCGCGCTGCAGGCTGGTCAAGTTGGAGCGCAGTGCATTGATGCTGGCGGCAGAATCTTCGGCGGCGGCAGAGTTGAAATCATCGGCAATATTGAGGAGCTGCTGCAGAAGATCATCGCCGGAAGCGGCAGATACGAGAAAATCAACAACGCAAGATTCAAGTTTTTGAAATTCGATTCCTTTGACACATTTGTTTTTGCAACGATAGGCACGCCAGTAGGTGCCGTCGCGATTCCTGCCGCCGTTGGTGATGGTCATACCCTTGCCGCAGATGGCGCATCGGACACGGCCGGAGAGCAGATAGATATTCTTTGCGGAGTTCTTTCCGCCGAGGGCTTTTCCTTCCTGTGACATGGTTCTTACAGCCTCCCATAGTTCGCTTGTGATGATGGCGGGCATTCCTCCGGGAATGCGCTGAATCTCTTCTTCTGGCTTCGAGGTCCAATTATTTCGATGTCCATTTTCATCGGCTGCTGTGGCACGGTTGTAGATATATACGCCAGTATACTTTTCATTGCGCAGCATGCTGTAAAGAGTATTCCGTTCAAAGGGTTTGCCGCTACGGCTGGTGTGCCCTGCGGCAGCAAGAGCAGAAATGATTTCAGAATAGCTTCCGCCGCCTGCTTTGATTTCAAAGGCCATACGCACCGCTTTGGATTCATTAGGTTCGATTTCATAGAATCCATCGGTGTTGACTGTATATCCATAGGGAGGACGGCCGCCAAGGTGCTTACCTGTTTTGGAGAGTTCCAGCATGACGGTGCGGGTACGCAAAGATGTATTCTCTCTCTCGTTTTGCGCAAAGGCGCCAAGGATATTGACCATAAGCCTTCCGGAAGGGGTGGAGGTGTCAATTGTCTCGGTAGACGAGATGAACTCCACGCCGTTGGCACGGAAGACGTCATCGATCAGCATCAGTAGATCACGCAGGCTGCGAGTTAGACGATCCAGCTTCCAGACGATGACTGCATCCAGTTTGCGGGCCTTGCAATCTGAAATCAGTCGCTGAACATGCGGCCGATTCAAGTTCTTGGCGGAATAGCCGTCATCCACATACTTTACAATATCATCTGCACCCTTGATGATTGCTTGGGCTTCCAGGATGCGGGATTGGGCCGGGATGGAAAAACCCTCCTTTGCTTGTTCATCGGTGGAGACACGGATATAGATCCCGACACGCATAAAAGAATCCTCCCTTCGAACACTTGAAAGGAGGACTGGAAGGTGCTATAATACAACTGTTGGGAAGTTGTCTGCTCCACCAGACACTTTCAAGTATGCCGGAGGTTGCAGCCTCCGGCTTTTCTTTATATTACCACGCAATAGACGCGGATGCAAGCTACTTTAACAGCCCAAAGCGGAACCAGCCTGCGCCGGCGATGAAAACATCGGCCAGAAAAAGGCCTACGAGAATGGCGATGAGGATAAAGATCAGGCGATTGCGCATCTTTATGCCTTTGTCGCGTCGGGTGATCTGGGCAGAATTGGAATCTACATATGCCTGCGCAGATGCAGCGGCCCTGCTTTCTTCTAGGAGTCGCAACCGCAGCCGACCCAGCTCCGCCTGATCAGCGGCGTGGCGCTGTTCCAATTCTTCAATCTGGCGGGTGGTTTCCTTCAGCTTGAGTCGCGCCTGGTTGGCGCAGTCCACATTGCAGATTCCTTCCGGAATACATTTCAAAACCATGCGGGGGAGAATTTTAAACTTGTTGTATAGAATCCAATAGGTACTGCCCCGGGGATCGGCAATCTGGCCGCCCTTGAGCTTTTTCAATGTGGGTTCGGACAGGCCGGAATAGGCAGCCAGCGCGGCACAGTTCCAACTTTTGAACTCCGGATGTTGCTGCATCCACGCGGTCATCTCCGGCAGAGGATGCTCTTTCAGATAATCCAGTCGGGCAACGAGGGCCTTGTTATCGAATACATAACCCTGCAGAGGCTCCATGCTCTGATGGATTGTTGGGTCAAAGAGCGTTTCGGGCATGATTTCCTCCTTTCTTCAGCAAATCACAGGATATTTTCTTATCTGGATAAAACGGATAAGAGAATATCCTGTTTTTCTGCCCGTTCAGGCCGAAAAGGATAAGAAAATACGCGGCAAGGATATTATTTTATCCTTTTCAGGGCTGCAAATGGTACGAATTGAAGGGTCAATGGGTATCAAATGGGGCTGACCGGATAAAACAATATCCTTGCCATTCAGGAAAAGCTGTGTTAGAGTTCAGCCATCGGACGGCTTTGAGTGCAACAGCTGCTGGATTCTGAGGGTTTCCTTCATGACGAAGCGCCCATCGTCATCCAAATTGCGGATTCCTTTGATGAAATCATATTCATCACTGGAAAGGGCAGCATGGCTGAGACCGAGGAAATAACCGGGGGGACAATTGACAGCGATGCAGAAGCGACGGAACTTTTCAATATCGGGTCTGGCCTTCAGCATGCTGGGCATTTCCCAGTTGGAAATAGTGTTTCCGGATACACCGATCATTTCACCGAGCTGAACCTGTGTAAAGCTGCGGGATTCCCGGACTTCCTTCAAACGACGTTTGAACTCCAACAGATCAAATTCAATTTCGACAATCACTAAGCATCACCCCTTTTTTATTCATTATACTACAATAAAATTGTAGTTGTCAATTAAATAAACAATATTATTGTAGTTTAACGCAAGGATACGACCAATAAGGAGGCAAAAACATGTCCAGACGCAACCGCCCGCGGCGCAGCCGCCGCAGCATCATTTCTCAACGCTATGATACCGACGTATGTTTCATGCCGCATCTGCCGTGGATCAAACGGATCATTGCACACCCGGTAAAGACCATCTACCGCAACATTGACGCCGCGCCCTGGGCGTGGGAAGAAAAAGAGATCCGCAGCCCGGAAGATACGATGCTGCGCCGCATTGAAGAAGGGAGGAGAAGGGCATGACCACCAATAAAAACAACGCGGCCCCGAAACAGAGCCGCACGCCCACGCTGGACGGATATGAAATCAGAAAATGCGAAATGCCGCAATGGAGCTTTGTGCGCCGCTTTATCTACCCGAAGGAAAGGCTGATCTGGATCAACGCAGCCGCAGAGCCGGATGCGAACATTGACTGGGTGGAATGGTAAAAAAGAAGCTGCCGGAGGAATCCGGCAGCTGGGGGGTTAAGGCATCCGCAGCGATTCGCGGTACTGTTCAGCTTCGCATACATCTTTAAATTCTACGGTTTTGTCGTGGTTTTGGCGCACAACTTCCTTGATTTCATCCAGGGTGACATGAAAATACTCACGGCGGCGGTTAACTTTGTTCAAGCGACGGTCATCGAAAGCATGATGAAGGGCAGCTTCAAGAGCTGGTGCATCAGCGGAAAAAATCATAGCATGTACATCGAATTTAAAAGGAACAGAAGCGTCGCCAAGTTCATGGACACGCTCCATGGGATCGAGTCTTCGGGTCATGCCGATTTTATAGACGTTTTCGCCAAAAGCACCGAGATTAGAGATGATATAGACATAACCGGCCCGCTGGTTTGACTGGCGGTAGTCGATATCTTCCAGTTTCAGTTCGACAGAAGCAAGACCTTCCTGAATCTCTTGACGCTTCGACATGAGGTCGGATAACTTTGCAGCATCGGTACAAATCACGATTTGTGCATTGATGGCTGCGAGCGCTTTTTCATAATGGCTACGTTCCTTCTCGGCGGCCTTGCGTGCTTCGGCAATTTCCTTTTCGAGCTTGGCGAGCTCGCGCTGCTGGCGTCGGATTTCCGCCTGTTCGTCCTTCTCTATTTGCTTTTTGACGGCATATTCGTGGGCAAGGTGCAACTCCTTAATCTTCAGATCACGATAAGCAGCAGATATGGAAATACGAGAAACGGCACCAAGATTATTGATGGTATCAAATGCTTTTTCGATCTTACCCAGGCAGCGGTCAAAATTGCTGAATTTGACGGATGAGACAACACCGTCGCATTCGGTATTGAAGGAACGCAAAAGCAACTTGGTGATATCTTTTGCAAATTTCCTGCCTTGCGAAAAATCGCCATTTACATCCCAAGTGGTTTTGCAGGTTGCAGCGGTATTTGTGCGGATCATGAGTTTTTGCTGCTCGCGGATACCATCCAGCGCTACCTTATACTCGGCACTGGTGGTGAAGGCATATTTAGGCTCGTACAGGGAATAAGATTCGAGTTCGATTGCATCTCTTGCAGATATAATCTGCTTGCTTAAATGGTCGAGTTCACTTTCTTGACGCTGTATTTTGATTTGCTGAATTTGTATTTCGGACTGATTGCTATCAATGGCGGCATTCAGAGCTGTTAAGCGTGCGGCAAGATGCTCAGCATCTTTCATCTCTGGAGTGATACGAGCTTCTGTCTGTTCTACCTTTTTCTTTAGTTTTTCGATTTCGCTTTCTGCAACTGAGAGTTTGTCACGCAAAACATATTCCGCACACCAAGCACAAAGGCCTTCACTGTTAACGCGGGTAAACAGGCCGCCGCTGGTGCATTTCTTACATTTAGGCATGATATGTCACTCCTAATCATCGGTAAAGTGCAAGTGGTTTTCGGCATTGCTGCGCTTCGGTTTGGGCGCGGCATGCTGATGGGGCTTCGGAGGGGAGGCGGGACGGGAAGTTGATTTCTTCTGCGAGGTGCTGGAGGAATTAACGGAGCCCAGACTACTGACGATGACAATGAAAAGGATAAAGAAGAGCACAAACCAGAACATACTACCACTCCATATGTATTTCTATAACCGGATTATAACATAACGACTGGGGATGCACAACAAAAAAAACAGCCCTTTCGGGCTGAATTTTGGAAATATTCTTCAATTTGCGGTGCGGGAATCGGGGTTTTCAACAGATGGGACGGGGTTGGGGCGCTCGGACATGGCCGCCTCGCTGCGGATGGCGGCGCTCTGGGCGCTGCGGGCGGCGGATTCACCGGCGGCAAAGAGGCGGCGGGCGATGGACAGGAAGGCTTCGCGCTGATCGGCGTCCATCTCCACAAAATCCTTCACGATGCCGCAGGCCAGGGGCGAAAGCCCGCGCTGGCGGCAGATCTCTTCGAGGGGATCGGGCACATCATCCAGCATATCGCCTTCGCCGGTTTCCAGCCAATGCTTGTTGATTCCGAACGTTTTGCAGATCAGCAGCTGCATTGATTCGGTGGGAATCTGAGCATCTTTCTTCTCCCAAGCTGCTGCACTTGTAGCGCCTAGTCCGAGGGCTATTCCAAATTCTGATTGCGTCATATTTGCATATTTGCGGATTGCCTTGATTCGATCTCTCATTTTTTTATACCTCCCTACTGATGGAAATATCATAGCACAGCGAAAATAGATAGTCAACTAGAAAATTTTGAAAAAACCAAAATAAACAGTTGACAATCTGATTCGTGTGTGATATAGTTAGGTCACAATCTAGTATTTGCACAAAAAACAAGATCATGAACAGAAAGGAGGGAACCTATGGACGTAACCAAAGCCCGCGCCATTATCGACCTTGCACTGGGTCTGAAACATTACGAATGGAACCGGATCAACCAGATGGTGGAAGCGGCCTTCAGGAACGCGGAAGCAAGGCTGGAGTTCACGCCGGAAATAGCCGACAGTGCGCTCGATATGCTGGAGCTGGAGGAAGGCATAAAGAATGGCGGCTGACACAGACAGCCGCCGGTTACAGGCCTATTTTTCTGTGACGATCTGAATCATGGATGGATGAATGCGGTAATTCTTCCCTTTATACTGCACATTGATATAATCCAGTTCAAAGCATTCCGCGACTCTGGAGCCATCCAGATAGCGCAGATGTTCCTCGAAATAAAGACTGGGGCTCTGATGATCACAGACGGTGCCTTCGTCTGTGATATCCACTCAGTTACCGAGGAGACAGGCATAATAGCGCTTCACATACGCACCTCCTTTCATGGAAATTATACCATGATCGAAAAGTGCAAAGCAAGATATAAAGAACAACCAACAGACCGCCATCAAGGCGGAGAAAGAGGTACAGAAATGAACGATAAGAAGATCAACGCCCTCGAGATCGACCGGCAGGTGCAGGAAGCAATCGATCTGCTGGCACAGCTTGAACCCGGCGATGCGCGCCAGCATTATCTGGCCGGCGTCGCGGCAGGCATGCGCTATGCCGGCACCGCCGCGACCGCCGCGGCGCCTGTAAAGGCTGAGGCCAAGGGCGAAGGCCGGACGGCATAACCTGTCCGCCGAGGGCGGCGGCAGGAGGCGGGAGAAGCAAACAGACTCCGCGGTATATCGTGGAGCCAAAGAAAAAGGGGCCTTGCGGTGCTTCGCAAAACCCCAATCCCCGCAGTTGTTCACCCGGCGCGCCTTGCAGCTGGATCAGACCATCGGCAGAGAGGTGTGATCTCCGATGGTGGCCAATACATTTTTTATCGCGGCCAGTCCGCGGCGTTGGCCTGCTTCTCTGATCCTGCACAGGTAAGCACCCCTGCTTCTGTGGGGTGCGGCATCACTTTGGCAGCTGCGGACTGCCGGTTTACCCATGTGCATCAGCAGCGGATTGAGAACCCGCTCCGGGAACTGGGCAGTTTCAAAAGTTTGGTCAAGACGACCGCCTCCTTCCGCTGCCCTCGATGGGCTAAGTCCATTATATGAAAGAATTTCCGAACCGTCAAGCGACTTGGAGAGAAAGGAGAAGGAACTATGTTTGAACGCGATTATGAGGGCTTTGACGCCCAGATCATCAGCATCGGCAGCTTTATCGACCGCGACCAGGAGCCGAGGCTTTATCAGGTGGATTGTATGGTGCTGCGTCTGAATCCAGCGGCGCTGGATGGCTACAATAAGGCGCACCTTTGCTTCGCAGAGGGATACGGATGCTGCGATATGCAGAAGCAGGAAGAGGCACGGATGAAGCGAGACGCCTCGATCGCCAGATGGGAGCGCGAAATGCGCGCCATTATCGGGCTCGAAGACGAGGCGGTGGGCGTAAACTTCGCCCAGATCACTGCTGAAGTATTCGGCGTGACCTGGATCAGGGAGATCACAGGATCTGCCGATGAGTCTTGATCGCCTGATCTGCGGCCTTCAATGGAAGCTGCCGCGCTTCTGCAAGGGAAGGAGCTGCGCGGATTGCCCGCTGCGGAAAACACGAGACGAGAAAGGAGGCCGAACCCATGCCGACCATCATCACGGGATGCACCATCCTGAGGGACAAGAGAGGCAATCCCGGACAGAGGATTGACCACCGCCGGGAAGTGAGTGAGGCGGAGCTGGACGCATACTGCCGTTTCCTGCTGAAGGTGGCCGGGAAACTGGTGGGGGATGGATGCGAAGTGGGAGCGCACAGGGTTGCGCTTCCACAGGAGAAGGAGGTCTAGCAAGGTGGAGAGGAATAAGATCCGCAGGGCGGCCAATGCCCTGGCGGGGCTGACGTACATGGAGTGGCTGGTATTGAAAGAGGCGGTGGACAGCCAGTTTGACCGCAAAGTGCATCTGCTGGACATCGGTACGGCGGATGCGCAGGAGATCGGCGACCGCATTGAGCGGGAACGGGCCGGGATGATGAAATAGACGGAGGTACAGCATGAGTAGGAAAGAGGTCGGCAGAAAGATTGGCTATGCGGAGCGGGAGCTGAAAAGGGCCGAGGCGAAGCGGCGGAAGTTGGAGAACCGATACATGGAGCTGCGCTGCAGCGGCGCGCCGGAAAACATACTGATCCGATACAAGCTGGAACTGAAAGGGGTTATGGACTATATCAATGAGCTGCGCCTGCGGCTCTGGGGCCTGAACAACCTGAACATGCCCGCATAACGCACCGGAGACTTGCGAAGCGAGTTCAGGCAGCGCCATGCTGAAAATCACAGATTTCACATGGGCTGGTCGCGGGTGTTTCACACACGAGACTGCTATAGAGGCAGGGGCCGGCAGCTGCCGGCCGGGAATGCAGCGGGAACTGCATTGCCGATTGGCGGCCGCACCGATGGATCAAAAAACACACCTGAGTTTTCAAAGTTTGCGGCAGAGAGGGGGAAAGGATATGCGCAGGCATACCGCAGCCACGGGCTGTTAGAAAAGGAACCGGGTCATGAGCCAACTCAGTAATACATACGGCGCCGCCGCGCGAAAAATGGACAGGATTCCAATGATCGGCCGCGCGGCGGTATTTCGGAAAATATGGGGATTTAACTCAGTTGGTCATAGAGTACCGGCCTTTAAGCCGGGAGTCCCGGGTTCAAATCCCGGAATCCCCACCATCCCATGCTTGGGCAAGTATGGGAGCTTCGAATCCTCCGCGCTATAAGCGCAGCCCGGTTTTCTCCATGCGCCGGGCGCTCCCTGTCCGGGAGACCTCTGACCGAGGCCGGATGATATAAGGGAGCTATTTATGCGGCGGGGCAGTCCGGCGCGGATCCGCCCATATCCGCGCCTGCTGGGGCAGCGCCGGCAGGCCGCACCATTTCATAAAAACAGAAGGGGAGGACGAAAATGGGCAGTTATGTAATTTGTTTTTGCGGCGGGGTAGTAACTCTGCTGCTGGGCATGGCGGCGGGCGTGAAGCTGATCCTTTTCTACAAGGAGCGCATGTGCAGACCGCCGGAGAGAGCTGAGAAAAAGCGCGAGAATGTTCAGATTCGCAGCGGCGAAGAGAACGAACCCCGCGGCGGCGCTCACATTGGAAAGTGGGGCTGGCAATGAAACGGCCGGAGATTACGCGCGAGGGATTGAAAAAGGAATTGCTGGATTTGAACCAGCTGATTCTGAATACGTCCATCGAAGGCTGCGAACGCATCCGTAAGCGGGAATCCATGTCAGCGATCAATTCTGCGCTGGATTTTTTACGGAATCTATGGCGGCGGCGCGATATTATCCTGCATGAGCTCGGAAAAATGGGCGTGGATGAAAAGGAAATCAATACGGCTTGCGAGGAGGATAAGGATGCACTGGCTTGAGGAATGGATGCGGAGCGAATGCTCCATTGCTACAAAGAAGAATCCCTGCGGGGATTGCACGGAGCTGTGCGCCCCCTGCATGATCCTGAGCCAGGAGACGGGCGCTTATGTATCCACCATCAAAAAGCTGGCGCTGGAGCCGGATTTTATCACCGGCGCGGCGCTAGCCAACCGGATTGCCCAGGCAACCGGCGCAACGGCGGATCAGCGGGATATGCTGGTGAACCCCATCCACCACGGCGAATGGAAGCCGGACAGAAGGAAGCGCCGGCTGGCGAAGATTGCCGCATCCGGAGCGCGGGAGCCTGCGGCAAAGGCAGGCGAGGGAGAATCATTCCGTGCAATCGTGATGATTGATACGACAGGCAGAGAGTTGAAACGCTTCGCAGGCATGGCCGAAGCCCGGGTCTACGGAGACCGGAACTACATCGGCATCACCAATCGCTGCGATCGAAAGCTCGCGCCGGGAACGGATGAATTTTTGCCGCATGGCACTACTTACCGCTGGGCGGATGAATGGGATGGGCTCACCGATGCAGAAAAACAGGCAGATATACAAAATCAGACGCTGATGGAGAAACGACGCCAGCTGCGCGAAAGTGTTCGGAAAGAATATGTATGGAAGGGAAAGAGCCACACTGTGGCAGAATGGGCTCGGATTGCTAACCTACCAGAGGAGACACTGCGCAAACGGCTGAAATCCGGCTGGGATTTCGAAACGGCAATCAAAACGCCGGTGAAGGAGAGATGAAGGTGAGCTATACAAAAAAAATGGTGCCTGTTGAACTGGCTCCGGGCACAGTGTGTGAGGCACAGAATGCCGGCATGGCTGGTAAACAGGATCAGCAGGGCATGCATGAGGATGGTGGAGCATGAATTACACAGAATTCCTCCAATCCAAGATTGACATAGCGCCGGAAAGCGGATTTGCATGCGATCCTGCAGAGCTTAACCCAAACCTGCTGCCGCACCAGAGAGACGCGGTGATTTGGGCGCTGAAGGGCGGCAGACGGGCGCTATTTGAAGCATTCGGCCTTGGCAAAACTGTGCAGGAACTGGAATGGTGCCGCATGGCGACGAAGCACACAGGCGGACAGGCGCTGATCCTGCTGCCGCTGGGTGTAAAGCAGGAATTTCAACGGGATGCAAAGCTGCTGCTGGGTATGGAAGAAATCCCCTACATACGCACGGAAGCAGAAGCTGAAAAGATGCGAAGCCATCCGATTGTGCTGACCAACTATGAGCGGGTGCGCGACGGAGATATCGAGGTAAAGAAATACTGCGCTGTGGCGCTGGATGAGGCCAGCGTGCTGCGCGATTTCGGGAGCAAGACATACCAGACTTTCCTGCAGAAATTCAAGGGCATACCATACAAGCTGGTATGTACGGCGACACCGAGTCCCAATCGATACAAGGAGCTGATTCATTATGCTGGCTTCCTTGAAATCATGGACACAGGTCAGGCCCTGACCAGATATTTTCAGCGCGACAGCACCAAGGCCAACAACCTGACCCTTTACCCGCACCGGGAAAAGGATTTCTGGCTGTGGATGAGCAGCTGGGCTCTGTTTTTACAGAAACCCAGCGACCTTGGATATAGTGATGCAGGATACGCTTTGCCGGAACTGATTGTGAACTGGCATAGGCTGGATGTGGATAACAGCACTGCAGGCGCGGATAAGCACGGACAGATGAAGATGATTCGCGACAGCGCATTCGGCCTGAAAGACGCCGCACGTGAGAAGCGCGAGAGCATCGACGCGCGCCTCGCAAAGGCCATGGAGATCATTGAATCTGAACCGGAAACACATTTTATTCTGTGGCATGACCTTGAGGCCGAGCGCCACGCCATCGAGAAGGCGCTGCCGGAGGCTGTGACCGTATATGGGACGCAGAATTACGAAGAGCGTGAGGCGAGAGTAATCGGATTCTCCGACGGCCAAAGCCGCATCCTTGCCACGAAGAAAGAGATTTGCGGCAGTGGATGTAATTTCCAGAGGCATTGCCACCGGGAAATCTTCATGGGGATTGATTATGAATTTAATGATTTCATTCAGGCAATCCACCGCTGTTACCGTTTCCAGCAGGATAAGCAGGTGATCATCGACATCATCTACATGGAGAGCGAAACGGAAATCAAGAAGGCGCTGCTCCATAAATGGCAGCAGCATAACGAGATGACCGAGCGCATGAGCGAGATCATTAGGGAGTATGGCATGACCAATGCAGAGCGATTTGACGATATGAAGCGAACCATCGGCGTGGAGCGCCAGGTGGTGAACGCCGAGAACTTTGTTGCCGTTCACAATGATTGCGTGGACGAAGTGGCGCGAATGGCGGATTGCAGCGTGGACGAGATTATCACGAGTATTCCCTTTGGCAATCACTACGAATACACGCCCAGCTACAATGATTTCGGGCATAACCCAGACACAGAGAAATTCTTTGAGCAGATGGACTACCTGACGCCGGAGCTGCTGCGCGTATTGAAACCGGGGCGAGTTTATTGCTGCCATGTGAAGGACAGGATTCTTTTCGGCAATGCAACGGGTACGGGCATGCCCACGGTTGAGCCCTTCCACGCACTGACCATCCAGCACTGCATGAAGCACGGATTTCAATTTTTCGGCATGATTACCGTGGTCACGGATGTGGTGCGGGAAAACAACCAGACATACCGCCTTGGATGGACAGAATGCTGCAAAGACGGAACGAAGATGGGCGTAGGCTGCCCGGAATACATACTGCTTTTCCGCAAGCTGCCCAGCGATACCAGCAAAGGCTATGCCGATACGCCGGTGAGCCGCAGCAAGGACGATTACACCCGCGCCCAATGGCAGATCGACGCGCACGCCTTCTGGCGCAGCAGCGGCGACAGGCCGGTGAGCGCTGTGGAGGCGGAATCGCTGTCGAAGGTGACCGTGGACAGGCTGCAGGCGGCTTACCGTGATTACAGCCGCGGCCACATCTACGATTACCGGCAGCATGTGGAGTTTGCAAAGGAGCTGGACGGGCAGAACAAGCTGCCGGCCACTTTCATGGTCTGTGCGCCCGGAAGCTGGACGGAGGCTGTGTGGGACGACGTGAACCGCATGCGTACCTACAACACCACCCAGAACCAGAGGCGCAAGCAGATGCATGTATGCCCCTTGCAGATTGACATTGTGCAGCGGCTGATTGACCGATACAGCGCCAAGGGAGAAGTGATCCTCGACCCCTTCGGCGGGCTGATGACTGTACCTGCCGAAGCTGTGAAGGCCGGGAGAAGGGGCATCGGCATAGAGCTGAACGGCGATTACTTCCGCGATGGCGTGGGTTACCTGGAAGCTGCGGACGCTCAGAGGGGCATGCCGACGCTGTTTGATTTCTTAGATGGAGGAAATGATGAAGATGGCACATAGACCTTGCGAAGCATGCCGGTGGCAAATTGGCGCAGGCTGCTGTCGCATCAACATGGAGGATGAATGCGGAGAGGGCGGAGGCTATGAACTATGGGAGCCTTGCGAATCGGATGAACGGCCGGCGATTGAGAGTATGGCGCACCGATGGACACGCCGGATCGTGGTCGGGTTGCTGATCTTCGAAATCGGCTGTATTGTTGGCAGGTTTCTGCTGCCTGGGCTGATGGAGGTGATCTGGTGAATCCAATCGACGGAAAAGCCGTACTCGACCTGCTCGCGCGCAGGCGGGCAAAACTGGCAGCCGCAGGCGAGTGCGGCGGCTGCATGGTGGAGTTAATAGATAAAATCATCAAAGAAATACGGCAACTGCCAGCTCTGGCGGGCTGGTTTCATGCGGAAGAACTTGTGCCACTTCGTTATCCTGAAGCGAGCTATCCAGCCCGCCTGTACAGAATCGGAGAAAAGGAGATTGCAGTTCATCTTGAACGACTGCAAGCCGAACTGCAAACCCACGAAGCCATGTTCCTGCGAATGGCACAGTTGCAGAGGGAAAAGGAAGCTCTGGTGAAAACGATCTGGGGCGATTGCGATTACTGTGCCAACAAGGCGCGCTGCGCGGCATACACATGCTACTGCATTGCGGGCAATGCCTGGGATTGGGAAGGGGTACGAAAGGAGAAGATGAGCAATGAATAGGACTGCAGAACTGATCGCAGCAATGGGCGAAGCCTCTATCCTTGAAAAGCTGGCGGAGGAATGCGGCGAGTTAACTGCTGCCGCACTGAAGCTCAATTGCGTACGAAGGGGCGAGAGTCCTATGACGGAGAGGCATGCAAAAGCAAATCTGATCGAGGAAACGGCGGATGTGCTGGTGATGATCAGGCTGCTGCGCTGGATGCTGAATAAGGATGAACTTGCGCAGCTGAATCTGATTGCATCACAGAAAGAGCGACGGATGTACGAGAGGTTGCTGAAGGAGGTGGACAAGAGTGGCAGCTGACATACTTACCCGTGAACGGCTGCTGGACCAGTTGGCCAGGCGCGAGGCCTTCCTGCTGAAATGCAAGGCGGACGGCGCGAGCGAGAAGATGATCCGAAAACTGGAAAAGGATATCCGGCTTACTTTACTCAGACTGGAAAGAACGAAGGTGAAGACTGAATGATACCCAGGATGACCACTGATACACCGAAGGGGACTTTTGAAACCATGCTGAATCTCGTGCGCGGCAGGGATGGCCGGCAGTATATCCTCCATGACGAGGAGGACGTGAAAACGCATGATTTCTGTCTGCGATACCTTTGCCCGAACTCTGGCTGCGAGATACAGGACAATATTCTTGAAGGCGATGATGAGCACAAGGATGAGTTTCTCTGCGATTGCCTGTTCGATGGCTGCCCGGTTGCGACGGTTTATGCTGCACTATGCGGCTTCGGCCATGTTCGCGCCAGACTGAAGATGTATGAAGATCGAGGGATGTTGCTGCCGGAATACAAGATTCCCGGGAATATTCCGAAACCATGGAAACCTAAGGATGATACATAGAACACATGTTCGGATTTGAAGAGCCGCACACTGGAACGACGAAAACCCGGTGTGCGGCTCCTTGAACCCGGAGAGGTTTTAAAAAGTTTCTACCTATTAAATATAGATTGTGGATGATGAAAACGGATGCGAAGGGCGTACTGCCCTGAACGGGCTTGTATGGCGTATTCACAAATGAGCCACTGCGGCAAGCAGAAAAGGAGAGAAGATGGCCAGACTTACGGAAGCATTGAAATACGAAATCCTGTATGATCTGCCGGAGGGAACTTATAGTCAGGCAGAAGTGGGCGGCATCAGCACGACCACCATCCGGGCAGGTGAGAGCCTGGAGCTGGAGGTGTTCCCGATCGTAAAGATTGATGAAGGGGCGCGCCGGGAAAGGCAGAACAGAAAGACAAGCCGATGGCAGGAAGAAGTGAACCGGAACCGAACCCGCAAGCGCGTGCGCAGGATCTGTGAGAACAACTTCTCCCAGGAGGATTATTTCTGGACAGGCACCTATGATTACCCGCGTTATGCGCCTGGATTTGCAAACCCTGCGGATATACTCCGGGAAATGCAGGAGAACGGCTGCCCTGGGGATGATGGGGATGTGCGCCGGGATTTTAAGAATTTCCTGCGGATGCTGCAGCGCCGGGTGAAACAGGCGGGCCATGATCCGAAGGAGGTGCGCTATCTCTATGTGATCGAAAGCACCCATGAACCCAATGAGGAGGACATGAGCGGCCTGCCCGCCCATTACCATATCCACGCCCTGATCCATGCGCCGGGGCTCAATCGGGCAGGGATTGAGGCATGCTGGAAGAAGGGTTACAGCAATACCAAACAGCTGGACTTCCGCAGCAACGGAATTGAGGGACTTTGCAAATATCTGACCAAACAGCGCCGATTCATGCGCCGCTGGGCATGCAGCCGCAACTGCAAGCTGCCGGAGGAGAAGAAATCCTATCGCAAAATCAGCAGGCGGCGCGCAGCGGAGATCGCGGCAGATGTACAGTATCGGGGCAGGGAGATCCTGGAAAAGCTCTATCCCGGCTACCGCGTGGAGGAAGTGACGGTGAAATACTCAGCCTTCGTGGCGGGTGCGTATATCTATGCCCGCATGCGGAAGCTGCCGCAGAAAAGGACGACACAGAAAAGGAGGCGGATATAAATCATGGCAAGAGAAAGGGTGAAGCGATACGAGGATGCGGGAATTTCAAAAAACAGGTATCTGGAGCTCAAGAGCATTGCACGGCAATATGACGAGCTTTGCCATGCTGAGGCAAAATTGCGCCGGGGAGAAGTTGATCGTTCATCAAGTGGCAGCTGGTCGCGGCCAGATCCGACCGGGAATGCGGCGGTAGGAAATGTGGTGCGCAGCCGGGAAGCGAAGATACGCGCAATTGAAGAAGCGGCGAGGGCGGCTGGGACAGAACTCTATCCGTGGCTGATGCGCTGTGTCGTCCGGGGTGAGAGTTTTGAAAGCGTTCATCCGCCATGCGGCAGGGCGCAGTTTCACAGGATTCGCCGCCTGTTCTTTATTGAGCTTGACAAGCGCCTGCTGTGAGCGGGGAACGTGTTAAAAGGTGATGGACGCGGGCGCGGGCACGCGCGCGAAGCTGTAGTAGGAATTTCTGATCAGCCGCCCGAGGGCGAAGGTGGGGAAATGCGCAAAAAACTGTCCAAACAAACATCTGGTTTCGTGGACAGCTTTTTGCATGCGCCTGCGGGCCGGAAAAACAGGAGAAACAGGCTTAAAAGTGTTCACGAAAAGAAAAACACCATTTTGTGGACGGATGGAGGATAAAACATGATCTACGGTTATGCAAGATGTTCAACCAACAAGGATAAGCAGGATATCAAGCGCCAGATCCGGGAGCTGAAGGCTGCGGGGGCGGAGATGATCATATGCGAATATGAGCATGGTGATGCAAAGGTGAAGGACGCCCAGGCGCAGCTGATGGAAAAGGCGCAGGAAGGCGACAGCATCATAGTAACCGAGGCAAGCCGCCTATCCCGCAGCACTCAGCAGCTCTGCGAGATTATTTCCACCGTGAAGGAGAAACGACTGCGCCTGGTGATCCTGGGCAGCATCACTATTGATTGCCGCGAAGAGGAGATTGATCCCATGAGCCAGGCATTCATGCAGATGAGCGCGGTATTTGCCGAACTGGAACTCTCCATGATCCGCGCCCGGGTAAAGAGCGGCATGGCCAATGCCAGGGAGAAAGGCGCGGCCATTGGCCGCCCGAGGGTGACGGCGGACGACATTCCCGCCATATTCTACCGCCACTATCCCGCCTATGCCGCCGGGAACATGAATATCGCTGAGCTGGCGCGGGTGTGCATGCTGTCGCGTACCACTGTATATAAATACCTGAAAATGATCGAAGGTCGGGAAAATGCGGATTCCTGAAAATCGATCACAAAAGGGACGTTTTGTGTGGTATAATGAATATAATCAAAGAAATGTGAACCGAACGAACGGGGCAGCCGAAAGGCCGCTCCGTTTTTGTTTACCGGAAAGGAGGAATGCGGTGTGACTGACCGCGATAGGCGTTTTATTGATGAATACAGGATTGACTTCGATGCGCAGGCAGCGGCCATCCGCGCCGGATTCAGTCCTGCAACTGCCCGAAATGCTGCGGCATGGATCCATCCGGAGCATCCGACGAAGCCGCAGCTGCGCAAATTGCTCGATGAAGAGCTTGCCAGACTGGGGCGGCGCAGCGGTGTGACCGCAGAGCGCCTGATCCATGAACTTGCGCTGGTGGCTTTCGCCAACATCAATGATATTGCCAACCCGAACACCGGTGAATTGCTGCGGGACATTACCCGCGAGGACGCCGCCGCCGTGGCGGAGATCCGCGTATCCTCCAAGGGCAGCGAGGTGCGCATGCACGATAAGCTCCGGGCCATCGAATTGCTGGGCAAGCGGTTGAATCTCTTTGATGATAAGCTCACCCTCAAAGGCGAGGCAGGCGCGCCGCCCATTGTGATCAGCGGCGCAGAGCTGCTGGAGGATTGATATGCAGGCGCAGAATATGCGTTTGCCGGAGCTGGTGGGTAGGGGTTACGGAAAATTCTGGAATTTCAAAGGACGATACCGTGTGGTGAAGGGCAGCCGCCGAAGTAAGAAATCCAAGACCATGGCGCTCTGGCTGATCGCAAACATGATTGCCTATCCGCAGGCGAATGCGCTTGTGGTGCGTAAGACCTACCGCACCCTCAAAGATTCCTGCTTCACGGAACTCAAATGGGCGATTCACCGTTTTGCTGTGGATGACTGGTGGACAATTAAGGAGAGTCCATTGGAGATGACCTATAAGCCTACGGGACAGAAGATTTATTTCCGGGGACTGGACGATCCGTTGAAGATTACGTCCATTTCCGTGGAGGTGGGTGCGCTGACATGGATGTGGATTGAAGAAGCCTATGAAATCACCAATGAGGCAGATTTTGATACACTGGCAGAATCCATGCTGGGTGACTTGCCCGAGGGTCACTTCAAACAGATTACCCTCACCTTCAATCCGTGGAGCGACAAGACATGGATAAAGAAACGCTTCTTTGATCGGGCGGATGATGATACTTTCGCCATGACCAGCAACTACTTGTGCAATGAATGGCTTTCGGATGCAGACCGCAGGGTATTCGATGAAATGCAACTGCGAAATCCAAAGCGCTACCGGGTGGCGGGCTTGGGGGACTGGGGCGTGTCCGAGGGACTGATCTTCGAGAATTACGAAGAGAAACCCTTCGATCTGGATGCGATCCGCTCCATGGCAGGAGTGAAGAGCATCTTCGGCCTGGACTTCGGCTATGTGAACGACCCCAGCGCCCTGTTCTGCGGGCTGGTAGATGTGGCCTCGAAAACCATCTGGGTATTTGATGAGATGTACGGCCGCGGCATGAGCAACGAGCGCATCCATGAGGAGATTGCGCGCATGGGCTATGCTAAGGAACGCATCCGCGCGGACTGTGCCGAGCCCAAATCCATCGACCGCCTGCGGGAGCTGGGGCTTACCCGCATCCGCGCCGCTCGCAAGGGCCGGGACAGCGTGCGCAACGGCATCGACGCCCTGCAGGACTACAGGATCATCGTCCACCCTCGCTGCGTGAATTTCCTGACGGAGATTTCCTGCTACTGCTGGGATCAGGATAAGGATGGGAAATGGCTCAACGAGCCAGTAGATGACAACAACCACCTGATGGACGCCATGCGCTACGCATTTGAAGAGATTGGCGCGGGCAGCGCCTTCAGCTTTGATTAGAGGTGAAAACGCATGTTTAATTTCGACAGCCCGAGACCCATGGGGCGCCTGGGTGTCGATGGCGTGGTGACGGATAAGGAGTTTGTAGAAAAGGAAATCAGGAAATTCAAAACTTCCGGCGCCCGGGCGGAGATGATTGCAGGCGAGGCTTATTTTGAAGGCAGACACGATATCCTGCGCAAGAAGCGCACAGCTATCGATAATTCCGGAGGTCTGATCGAGGTGAAAAACCTGCCAAATAACCGCATTGTGGACAATCAGTACAGAAAAATGGTAATTCAAAAGGCAAATTACCTGCTGGGAAGACCTGTCTCCTTCGATACAAAGGACAAAGCCTACGCGCAGGCATTGGGAGAGGTATTCAATATGCGCGCCATGCGCCTGATGAAGACTGTTGCCAAGGCTGCGCTGAATCAGGGCATTGCCTGGATTGCGCCGGGCTATGACGAACAGGGGAACTTTGTACTACGCCGCCTGAACGGATACGAGGTGATACCTGGATGGCGGGACGCCGGACATACCATGCTGGATTACGCCATCCGCGTTTACGAGGTGATTTCCTACTCGGAAAAGGAAGAGAGGATCATCGAAAAGGTGGAAGTGTACGACGATGGCGGCGTATCCTACTTCGTTCTGGAAGGCGGGGCGATCAAGCCGGAGCCGCCCTTCCGTCAGCCGTACTTCCACATGGGGGACGCGCCTATGAACTGGACCCGCATTCCGATGGTGGCGTTCAAGCGGGATGAGGGAGAGACGCCGCTGATCCGCAACATAAAATCCCTGCAGGACGGCTTGAACGCCATCGAATCGGCATTCCAGGACAATATGCAGGAGGACAGCCGAAACACCATCATGGTATTGGTGAACTACGACGGCGAAAACCTGGGCGAGTTCCGGCAGAACCTTGCCAGTTACGGCGCGGTAAAACTCAGAACCATTGACGGTGTGCCCGGAGACCTGCGCACGCTGCAGGTGGAAGTGAACGCCGAAAATTATAAGGCGATCCTCGACATCTTCAAAAAAGCCATCATTGAGAATGCGATGGGCTATGACGCCAAGGATGAACGCATGGGCGGAAACCCTAACCAGATGAACATTCAGAGCATGTATTCCGATATCGACCTGGACGCCAACGATATGGAATCGGAATTTCAGATGGGCATGGAGGAACTGCTCTGGTTTATACGGGCACATCTGGCCAACAGCGGCAGCGGTGATTTTGACGGCGCGGATCTGAAGGTGATCTTCAATCGCGACACCCTTATCAACGAAGGCGAAGTGATTGAAAACATCATCCGTTCCGAAAGCCTGCTCTCCGAAGAGACCCTGATCGCCAACCATCCATGGATAGATGATCCTGCAGAAGAACTCAAACGCCTGAAAAAACAGCGGGAGGATGAATCTGCAGGCGTGTACGGCAAGGCCTTCAAGCGGGCTGTGCCGCCCGAGGGTGACGATGAATGACGGAAAAACAGAAGGAGAAAAGCCGGGCCTATTGGAAGGAGCGCTTTGAACAGATTGAGGACGCGCGCCACAGGGATGCGGATGGCTTTATCCGCAGGGCACAGGAGGCGGTCCGCGAGGCGGAAACGCAGATTCAGGCGGATATCCTGAAATGGTATCAGCGCCTTGCGGAAAACAATGAAGTGAGCCTTTCCGAGGCTCGCCGCCTGCTGAAAGGCAATGAACTGAAGGAGTTCAGATGGTCGGTTGAGCGTTACATTGAAGCGGGCCGGGAATACGGCATGGATGGCAGCTGGGCAAAGGAACTGGAAAACGCATCCGCAAAATTCCACATTACTCGTCTTGAAGCCCTGCAGATGGATGTGCGCAACAGCTTTGAACGGCTCTTCGCAAAGGAAAATGCCGCTGTAAGCGACGCTGCCCAAAGGGCTTACCAGGAAGGATATTACCGAACGGTATTTGAGCTTCAGAAGGATGCGGGCGTAGGCTTCAATGTGGCGGCGATTGACCGCAGCGCATTTGAAAAGCTGGTCAAAAGGCCGTGGGCTGCGGATGGACAGAACTTCTCGGACCGGCTCTGGACAAAAAAAGAGGAGCTGTTCAATGAGCTCTCCCGCCTGATGCTGCGCAACATCACCCTTGGCAGGCCCCCAGGCGAGATTGTGGAAGCCATTGCGAAAAAGTTTGGTGCGCAGGAAAGGGACGCCGCGCGGCTGGTCTACACTGAATCGGCCTATTTCGGTACCCTGTCCCAGTTGGAAGCCTTTGAAGAACTGGATGTGGAATATGTGGAATTTACGGCCACACTGGATGAGCGCACGAGTGATGAATGTCGGGATGCGGACGGCGCGGTTATTCCGACGAAGGATGTGCAGCCGGGTGTGAACGCGCCGCCGCTGCATCCCAACTGCCGCAGCTGCCTTGCTCCTTTCTATGAGGAGATGAAGGGCGTGGGCGGCCGCTGGGCCAGGAATCCGAAGACCGGCAAAGGCAAAATTATTCCGTCCGGCATGAAATACAGGGAATGGAAAAAACAATATGTGGACGAAGCGGATACAGATTGACCGCTGCGCCCGCTTTCCGGCGCGGGCTATAAGCCCAGGCGGCGCACTTAACCTCCCCGCCGCTCCCACCCTCTTCTACCGCACCCTTTTACGGGAACTTTTCTTGTGCGGATGGTCGAAAGGGCGGGTAATGCGCCACCCTTTAAAAGATCGAAACGCCGAAGCACCGGCGATTTGATATGCGCCCGGCCCGGGGCGAAATAAACAGGGACGAATGATACCGGACTGAACCGGGGTAACAAATGTATTCGAGAGGAGAAAGAACATGAACAAGGAACAGCTGATGGCATTGGGGATGGATGAACAGACGGCGAAGAAGGCTGCCGAGGTATTTGCAGAGGAACTGAAGGGCTATGTGCCCAAGGCAAGATTCAACGAACTGCTCGCTGAGCGGGACGCTGCCCGGGAAGATAAGGGCAAACTGGAGGGACAGCTGGAGGAGCTGAAAAAGACTGCGGGCGACAATACTGCGCTGAAGGAGCAGATCGAGCAGCTTCAGAAGGGCAACAAGGCTGAGGCCGACAGGCACGCGGCCGAGTTGCACGCCCTGAAGGTGGATAATGCTGTGAGCCTTGCCCTGACCGAGGCGCGGGCGCTGAACCAGAAGGCTGTCAAGGCACTGCTGAATCTGGAAAAGGCGGAATTTGACGCCGATGGCAAAGTGAAAGGGCTGTCTGAACAGATCAAGGCTCTGATTGAGGCGGAAGATTCGAAATTCCTCTTCGGTGCGCCTGCTAAACCCGCCAAGGGCGCAAAGATGGGAGAACCCGGAGACGGTAAGCCCGGCGGTAAGGAGCTGAATGCAATGAGCTATGATGAACTCTGCGCTTATCTGGAAGCCAATCCCGGCGCACAGCTGAACTGACGGACCGCGGCTCTGGGGCCGCATCGATGAAAAGGAAGGATGAAATACAATGGCAAAGTTTGATGCAAAATCTTTCAATCCGCAGGCATTCAAGTATCTGGTGGACCGGGTACCGAACCTGCAGACCAACGAGCTGCGCAAATCCCGCGCGGTAAAGAGCAGCGGCGGCTACGGCGCGCTGATGGATGAACAGAACGGTACCGGCTATGCCCGTGTGGCCATGCGCGGCCTGCTGGACGGCGACGCCGTAAACTACGATGGCCAGACCGACATCACTGCCACCTCCACCAAGACCTTTGAACAGGGCGTTGTGGTGGTTGGCCGCGCCAAGGGCTGGACCGAGAAGGACTTCAGCTACGACATCACCGGCGGCGTGGACTTCATGGCCAATATCGCCCAGCAGGTGGCGGCATACAAGGATGGCCTTGACCAGGAAACCATCATTGCAACCCTGAAGGGCATTTTCGCCATGACCGGCGGCAAGAATGAGGAATTTGTAACCAAGCACACCACTGACGTATCCGCCGAAGGCGATGGCAAGGTGGGCGCGACCACTTTGAATACCGCCATCAGCAACGCATGCGGCGCGAACAAGAAGAAGTTCACCATGGTGATCATGCACAGCGTGGTGGCCACCAATCTGGAAAACATGAACCTGCTGGAGTTCCTGAAGCAGACCGATAAGGACGGCGTGACCCGCGATCTGGGCATGGCTACCTGGAATGGCAGGTTGGTGCTGATCGACGACGACATGCCCGTGGATGAGAGCGGCGATGAACCTCTCTATACCACCTATGTGCTGGGCACGGACGCCCTTACCCTCGAGGACGTGGGAGCAAAGGTGCCCTATGAGATGAGCCGCAACCCCGCAAAGAACGGCGGCGAGGACACCCTCTATATGCGCCAGCGCAAGGCTCTGGCAGTATTCGGTATCTCCTATGAAAAGAAGAGCCAGGCCAGCCTTTCTCCCACTGAAGCAGAGCTGGAGAACGGCGCAAACTGGGCGCTGGTCAATTCCGGCGAGGAGAGCGACGCCAACAGGAGCTACATCAACCACAAGGCCATTCCGATTGCAAAGATCGTATCCAAGGGTTAAGGCAAGGCCGGATGAAGGAGGCAGGACATGAACCAGAGGATTTCGGAAAAAACCCGCGAACTGCTGGAAATCGCAGGATATGCTCTGAATGACAGGGACCGGGTGTTGATCGAGATCTGCAGCGGCCACGCGCGGCAGGAAATCATGAACGCATGCAACCTTGCGGAAGTGCCCGAGGGACTGCTGGCCTGCGCCTCCAGGCTGACGGCTGCTGAATTTCTGCGGATGAAAAAGGCCACCGGCACGCTGGATGGCTTTGCGGGCGTAGATCTGACTGCTGCGGTGAAATCTATCCAGGAGGGCGACACTGCCGTTTCTTTCGACACAGCAGGCACGGCCAGCGCCGAACAGAGGCTGGACGCATGGATCATGGCCCTTGAGAGCTGCCGGCGGCAGCTGATCGCTTACAGGAGGCTGGCGTGGTGAAGGAATTTCGAAAAAAACTGGAAATGCTGTGGCTGGATAAATGCGAAGTAATCGTGAGCGAGCCTTACAGGCAGGAAAACGGCGCGACTGCCATGCGGGATAAGATCCTGCACAGCGATATTCCATGCAAGCTCTCCTTCTTCCAGAGCAATGCAAGCAACAATGCAGCCGACCTGCAGGGTCCGGCAGCCCCGGTGCAGCAGCTGGCAAAGCTGATCCTTGGCCCGGAGATCGAAGTGCCGCCCGGCTGCCGCATCCGTGTGATGCGGCAGGGCAGGGCGCTGCACTTCAAATCCACGGGACAACCGATGGTGTTTTTCAGTCACCAGGAGATCCTGATGGAGGCAGCGGAAACATGGGCGTAGACAAGCGGCAGCTGGAAGCCTTTCAAAAGCGGCTTAAACAGATGAACGCAACCCATCGACAGCAGTTCATGAAGCAGGCTGTAAAGGACAGCGCCGGCGCGATGCTGGGCGTAGTGATCAAAAATACACCGGTGGGCGATTCACGGGGAAACCATGTGGGCGGCGCGCTGCGCAGGGCATGGACATGCAGGACTGAGCAGGAGGCCGAAAGCGGCGCGAAAGCCCCCAGCGCGGCGGCATTTGCCAAGACGCTGGATGTTGAGCGCAGCGGCGAGGAATACAGCGTGGATCTGGTGAACCACATGCACTACGCATCCTATGTGGAATATGGGCACCGGCAAACGCCCGGGCGCTATGTGCCCGCCATTGGCAAGCGGCTGGTGAAGAGTTGGGTGGAAGGCCAGTTTTTCCTGAAGAAGAGCGAGACGGCATTCAATGAAACATGGCCGGCCTTCCTGCAGGGCAGGCTGGACAAATTCCTGAAGAAGCACTTCAAATGAGTCGTAGAGATGAAAGGGATGAAGAAGATTTGACGGAACTCAAGGGTGCATTTTCCGCCCAGATAATTGACGCCGCTGCCGCTGCCATTGCGGCTGTATGGCCGGAGTTCCCGGTGTACGACGAGGCCATCCCCCAAAACCTGCAGGAACCCTGCTTTTCTTTGCGCTGCATTGACGCCGCGCAGCTGCGATTCATGGGAGAACGCTGGAAGGCGAAATGCAGCCTGCGCATCTATTTCTTCCCGCCTGCTGAAAAGCCCTGTAGGGCCATGGCGGAAGCGCTGGAGGGGCTGAGCACGGCTCTGGAACTGATCAACTGTGCCAGCGGAGCTGTGCGCGGCGGCAATATGCAGGCCCATGTGGAGGACGACGTAGGCGTATTCACTGTGGACTATGAGGCCTTTCTGGTGCGCACGGAGGCCACGGAAGGCATGGAAGAACTCGACTTTAAGATCATTGACATGAAGGAGGACCAGGCATGAGCAATTTTAACCCTGCTGATCTGGATGCACTGGATGCGCAGGATGCGGTGGCGGAAATGAAAACGGCGGGAAAACCGGCAGAACACCGGTATTCCAAAGCGCAGATCCTTGCCAGTATCCGCTATTCCCACAGGCGCGACGCCCTGAGCGTGGCGCTGGAGGAGGGCAGGCTCTATTCCGATCGGGAAATTGAAGCCGCCCTGAAAAACTATTACAAGAAGGAAGTGAAATAACATGGCATTCGGCGGAGGTATTTTCACCAGCCAGAACAAGAAGCTGCCCGGCACTTACATCAATTTTGTAACGGCTGCCGCAGTCCGGCAGGAGGCATTTGCCCGCGGCATTGCCGCCATGGGCCTGACCCTTGACTGGGGCCCGGAGGGCACGGTATTCAGCGTGACCCGGGATGAGTTTTACAGGAACGCCCGCGCGCTCTTCGGCTATACTGCGGATGCGCCGGAACTCAAGGGCGTGCGCGACCTGTTCATCAATGCGCATACCCTGCGGGCTTACCGCCTGAACGGCGGCGGCGCCAAGGCATCCAACAGCCTTGCGGAAGCTCTGTATGGCGGCAAGCGCGGCAATGACATCAGCATTTCCGTGGCAGCTAATGCAGACAAGCCCGGGAAATGGGATGTGAGCACATGGATCGACGGCGAAAAAATGGATACGCAGACGGTTGCGGCAGCGGCAGAGCTCAAGCCGAACGCCTATGTGCGCTTCAAGGAATTTGAACTGGCCGAGAAGGCGGGCGAAAAGCTGAGCGGCGGCACGGACGGCACTGCCAGTGTGGAATCCCATCAGAAGTTCATTGATCTTGTACAGGGCTACAGCTTCAACACCATCGGCGTGGTTTCCGACGAAACCGGAGACGGAGCGCCCGAGGTGAACGCCCTCTACGCCGCATTTGCAAAGCGCATGCGAGATGAAATGGGCGTGAAATTCCAGGCCGTGCTCTATCGTCATCCTGCGGATCATGAGGGTGTGGTCAATGTAAAGAATGCGGTGAATGATGAAGGCGAGAGCGCTGCAAGTCTCGTATACTGGGTGACCGGCCTGATGGCCGGCACGAAGGTGGGCCAGAGCGCCATGAACACCGTCTATGACGGCGAATACAGCATCGACGCGGGCCTGACCCAGGCGCAGCTGGAGGAAGCCATGGAGGCGGGCGAATTTACTATGCACAGGGTCAATGAAGACATGCGCGTGCTCAATGATGTGAACAGCCTCACGACCTTCACCGAAGATAAGGGCGAAATCTTCCGCCAGAACCAGACGATTCGCGTGATCGACGCTATTGCAACGGAGATTTCTTCCATCTTTGGCACCCGTTATATCGGCAAGGTAGCCAACAATGCAGCTGGCCGGGTATCTCTCTGGAGCGATATCGTGAAGCTCATGCGGGAATTGGAGCGCATCGGCGCCATCGAGGAATTTGATGAGGGCAGCGTGAGCGTGGAGCAGGGCGAAAAGAGGGGCGCTGTAGTGGCGCGTCTGAGCGGTCTGAATATCTCCGGCGCGATGGAACAGCTGTATATGACTGTGATGATTCAGTAAGGGAAGGAGCGCATTACCATGGCAAAGATCACCATGCGGGCCAAGGATTCGGTTTCTGCAAAGCTGGCGGAATGCTTCATTACCATTAACGGCAACCGCTATAACTTCATGCAGATGATCGACTTCGAGGCCAAATTTGAAAAGAACAAGACCGAGGTGCCCATTCTGGGCAGAACCGGTACGGGCAACAAGGCCAACGGCTGGAGCGGCAGTTTCAGCGGCACGGCGCATTACAATCAGAGCATCTTCCGTCAGGCCATGCTGGAATACAAGCGCACCGGCGAGGATGTATACTTCGAGATCCAGGTAACCAACGAAGACCCCACCTCCGCAGCCGGTAGACAGACGATGGTATTCTACGACTGCAATCTGGATGGCGGCACCCTGGCCAAGTTTGACGCAGACGGCGAATATCTGGATGAGGATATCAACGGCACCTTCGAGGATTTTGATATGCCGGAGAGCTTCAACATTCTGGACGGTATGCTTTAAGCGTCGCCGGAAATTCTGAATTATCAAACAAAAAGGGGCGGCGCACATGCCGCCGCCCCTGATTCAGACCGGTCCCTGCCGGGAGCGATTAAAAGACAAATCCGCACACGGATGCGGCAAATCAAAGGAGGAAAACAATATGTCCAATCTTTCTGCATTCCTGAAGAAAAACAAGAAGGTGCGCGAAAACGTATTCTACGCCGCGAGCGCGGATTTCACTGATGAGAACGGTGCGCCTGTCCAGTGGGAGCTGCGCCCTGTATCCACTGTGGAAAATGACCGCATCCGCGAGGAATGCACCGCAGAAATCCGGGAAAAGAAGGGCGGCGCAGTGCGCCATAAGCTGAACCAGAACCTCTATATGGCGAAGCTGGCCTGCGCATCTATCATTTTTCCCAACCTGAACGACGCGGCCCTGCAGGATTCCTACGGCGTAAAGACCCCGGAAGCCCTGCTGAAGGAAATGCTGGATAACCCCGGCGAATATGCCGATCTGCTGGCCAGGGTAAGCGAGATCAGCGGCTTTGACCGCGATGCCGCAGAAGAGATCGAAGAAGCAAAAAACTGATTGAAACAGGCGACCCCGACGCCAATTATGCCTATTACGCCCTGCACCAGCTGCACATGACGCCCGGAGCCTTCATGGCGCTGGATGAGCAGGAGAAGGCTTTTGTGATCGCCTGTATTGATAAAAAGATTGAGGCCGAGGAAAAGGCCGCAAAAAAGCTCAGGAAGAAGTAGGGCGGGAAAACCGCCCTACTTCGGGCCAATGACGCGGGACGCGGGGCGACGGCCGCGCATCCGGCGTCATTGGCCGGGACGGACGAAGGAGGATAAATTATGGCAACCATCACCACAACCCTGAAACTGGTGGACAGGATGACCAGCACACTGAACGCGATTGAGATGAAGACCGGCAGCCTGTCCAGCCAGTTTACGGCGCTGGACACAAGCATTGAAAACTCTCAGTCCTTCATCAACAATTTTTCCTACAGCGGCTTTTTGGATACATGCGACAACATTGCTGCTAAAGCCAATGCGCTGGGCGACACTCTGACCGCGGTATTCTCCATCCCCGGTACGCTGCTGGGTAAAAAGGCATATTCGACCGCTTCTGATTATGAAATGGCGCTGGCGGGCGTACAGAAAACAACTGATGCGACCGGTCAGGAGCTGGAGGCAATGAATGCGTTTTTGCTCGATACTGTGGAAAATATGCCGATTGCCGGAGGCTATGCACAGGCGGCGGCAACGACGCAGATGGGCGCACAGTTCGGCATTCATGACCTGGAAATGCTTGAAAGATTCACACAGACATACGAAAAACTGGTGACGGCAACGGATATTCAGGGCGAGGCTGGCGCAACTCAAATGGCACAGTTCCTGAACATCGTGGAAGGCGGCGCGCAAAATGCAGATCGGTTCGGATCGACCATCGTAGACCTGGGCAACCATTTTGCGACTGCAGAATCTTCTATTCTGGGCATGGCAACCAGAATGGCCGGAACGGCAGAACTGGCGGACTTCGCAACACCGGAAATCCTTGCGCTTTCGGCAGCAATGAGCAGCGTAGGTATTGCGGAGGAAGCCGGCGGCAGCGCAGCGGCCAAGCTGATAAAGAGCATGCAGGGTGCGGCAGAGGTAGGCATGGAAGCCTACGGGCTGTTCAGCACGGAATACGGAGGTGC